CGTGTTCCCCCCGCCGAAGCTTTTGAACACTACCTAGACTATTTTATACCCAAGCCTAAGGGTTAGAGCCATATTCCTCTGGCTGCTCTTCAGGGATATCCTATCAGCAAGGCATTCAGGTTTCCATATTCACTTTGTCACCAGGGTTCACTAACACCCCGAGAATGTCAGTTGGGTCCGTTACATCCAACCGACGATGACTCCATTCTATGGCCGACCTAATGCACACATACCAACCAATAAACAACGAAAAGAACACCAACAAAAACACTTGTTCTGTTACCATGATATTTACATGAATTTTGCCACTGCGCCCATCGCTCCAATAGCGCCACCAGTCAAGTAACCTGTTGTAACTTGCTTAGCTATGTTTATACTTTTCTTTCCAATGGAGTACCACCACTCAGGATCTTTTCGTTTCAAATTGCGCAGAACGCACTCCTTATCGCATCTTGAAGGTTTAGGTGTGGTGGCATCAGTCATCACGCCAAGTCCAATCTTTGGCACCCACTCGTACAACGCTGTAAACCGGATTTGAAATCCAGTAGCTACAGGAAAACCAGTGGCTGCAAAGATGAGGACATTGCGGTCGCTGTCGTCATCACCAGAAAACCCTAGCGACCAAGTTGGTGAGTACCGATCGTCCAATGACCCAGGGGACCATTTGATGGACAATGGTGCTACAACAGCTTGGGAGCACGATACTGATTCTGAGCACATAGCTATAATCTGGTCAACAGACATTGCTGTGCCATTGGTAAATGCTGAAGCAGCACCAATACCAAAGTGAATGGTTCCAGTGGCGTTGTTAGGGGCAGCATTGGGCCTCACATCAACGCAATAGCCAACACATCTCTGTTTTGATGAATTCGCTACTAGAAACGAATTCCCAGCAACTGTATTACCAAAACCGACGGCGACTGCTGCTGAAGAATTGGGCTGGTCATTTGGCCAGGAAACGGCGTTTCCTGGTTTAACGATCCAGTTGCAGGCAGTAGTGCCCGCAGTCACACCAGTAACAGTGTTGAGAACAAACCGGTTAACATATCCGCGTTCTCCGGGATACACTGATGGTGCCAATGCTGCTCCGCAAGGATCTGCAAACATATGAGCTGCTGCAATAGCATGCTGGTCCAGAGAATCACCAGCAGCGAACATAGTTTTCTTAACTGTGACCTTCCGCTTGGTCTTCCCTACGATCTTATTTCGCGATTTAGCCATCTTATGTAAAAATGATTGTATTCAAAGCCTGATCTATAAACAACGGATACTCACAACACGGGACTTCTGGATTATATACAACGGATGATTCAGAGAATCGCATGTCACCAAGAGGGAGAGCGTCATAATATTGCTCAATCGCCTCCTGTTCAGTAGGTGACACACCAAAAGCACGATAGAAGGATAGACGCGCTTCACAACTGGTTTCTTGGGTACCAGAACTACACCCTTGGGAATTCCAATAGGTTCCTGAATGATTAACCAATCGAGCTAACGTGTCTTTGGAGACAGCTGTAGCATCGCTGGTTTTGCGAATGTGCTTATAGAAAGAAGGAAAAATAGGCATGCCCCGGGACCAAGCCAGCCCACTATCACTAATTGCTGCACGAATGGCTAGTATCTCAGGTAGAGTACGCCCAACATGTACACAATCAGTGAATAGAGCCTTGTGCAAATTCCTGCACATGGTCCATTGGTCACCATTCCAAACTGGATGACACTGGCAAAATTCCAACTCTTCAAACACAAACACGGGTTTCTCCACTTTCATGGTGAAGCCCTTCAATCTGAACCAACCACACAGACCCTCCATGAATGACTCCAAGTCCGCACGTTCCATGAACACAACACAATCGTCTCCATCATTTGCTAGTTTTACAACCAACCCTTTCTCCTTGGCATAATGCCAAACGAGTCCAGTCATAATGAGACAATTGCCCAACGCTGTGTTCATATCGCCACTCATTCGTCCGCCATCTACCTCATACTTCACTTCGCACCCATCGACGTAGGTACGACCTTTGTTATGCAGTTGCTGACTAAGAAGGTACTTAAGATACTTCCTACCGCCTGTGAAACAGCGGAGATAGATATCATGTTCCCACTTCAAAGCCGGCACTGAAACATGCTGGTCAAATCGTGATGCATCAAGGCCTATGGCAACTGGGTCCTGGAAACTATCCCACTTCTCGCGCAACAACATACCGCGCTCACCGAAGTTCAAACCTTTAAA